CTCTCAGTAACAACTTCATCCCTTTCTTTAAACTCAATTCCTACGTTTCCTATGTCTAAAGCATTTGTAATTGTAATTATGCAATATTTACCATTTGCTTTATAACCTTTGAAAGTTATATTTGTCAACATATCTGTACTAGCAAATGTTGTATCAAATGTAATCTTCTTATATGTTCCATCTCCGTCTGTTCCATCAGCAGTTGTTGCATTTAACCCATATACAAAGTTTGTATAAGTGAGTTTTAAGAAATTAACAACTAGTGTTACAACAAATCTTTCAGTCCTTCTCATTCCTTTTGTTGCTCCCATAGCACCGTCATAATCAACAGTTTTGATAGTTCTTTCAATTTCTACCTTAGAACCACCTCTAGTAGCACCAATTACTGCTTCACCAATTTCACCATAATCAACATATAAAACGCCTTCTCCAAGCATAATATCTTTAGCAGATTGTGGTACAGCAGGTTCAAATGTATTTACACCCATTTCAAATCACTCCTTCCTTATACATATTCATATAGTTCAATTGGACAAACTAGTCCAGAACCATACTTATAATGTCCTGTATATTGTGTTTCTTGAACAACTTCATCTTTGTCTTCAAGTGCAAGACTGATATTTCCATCATTCAATGCATTCTTTAAAACAATCTTAACTGTCTTTCCATCCATTCTTTGACCAATTAAAGTAACGTTTTCTAAATAATCAGCGTCAGCAACTTCAAGACTCGCTGTAAATTCTTTATAAGTAGTTTCGTTAGTATAATCAAATCCTGAACCATTGATACCTATAGGTGAACTATCTGTATGTGTTTGTATTAAATCAATACTATCAACATAAAAGTCTGTAACATCAGAAGTTGCAGCATCACATTTAAAACTGATACCTGTTATAGTTGACCAATCTCCTGTCCCTGTTTCTGTAAATGCTGATTTAAGAACCTTAAATGTAGTCCAAGCATTTGCTGTTAAATCTGCAACAGCAACGTCATAATAATAAAAATTAGTTTCAGTAAGATTAGCATCACAATGTAATGTAAATCTTATATCAGCAGTACCTAAATCTAATAAGTCCTGAGTAGTAATATAGATTGCCCATCCAATAGCATCTGCTGTGTCAGATACCTCAGTATTATCAAATACTGTTAAATCTTTACTTGATGCAAAAACATCTTTGATACCTTCAAGTGGAGTAGCTGCAACCATTGTACATTTTGCTGATTGGTCTCCACTGTTTATAATTGTAGTTTCAGCAGCGTAAGTACCACCTGTTCCACTCCAATCTTTAGATACCCATGTACTATCTGTTAATTCACAATCTGAAATAGTTTTCTTTGTGAAGTATTTCAAATACAAGTTATTTAATGTAATTTTGCCCATTAAACTTTCATAACGTACTAGTGGTACACCATCACTGTCTAAAGTTGGACCATATGCTCCATCAAATGCTATTTCTTTTATAGTTCTTTCAATGTCAACTTTACAACCATCTCTAGTTGCTCCAATTAATGTTTGTGTAGGTAAACCATAATTTATATAACTTTTAAATTCACCTAATATAACATCATTAGCAACTGGCATAGTTGTTTCTACTGCTACGATTGACATGTAATCACTTCCTTTCGTTTATTGAACTTCAAGTTTAATTAATTTGCTTTTAGTAAAAATCTTTGATTATATCTTGATATGTTTGATTCACTAGTTGGTAGCTCTGCTTCAAAATCTATGACACAATAATAAAACCCTTCAGTTTCACATTGTGTAGAATTATTCAATCCTGTAATTGTATCTGTTCCAGATTTAATATAAATAGCAGCCTGTAGTATAGCACTATCATCATTAGAATTAGACCAGTAGTCAAGTTCTAAAATCCAATCTTCTCTATGCCTAACAGTATTGCTACTTGCTACAAATTTAAACACTACATAAGGATATGTTGCACTATCTGGAACTTTACTATTATATACGTTGATAGAAGTTAAACTTGATAATCTTTGTGCTATGTAATATTGTAATCTATCTATTTCCATTCCCATATTATCACCCTTTACCTTTCATGTCCTTACCAAGCTTTTCAGCTGTTATTCTGGCTATTTCACCTGTGTAATTTAATGCAGCAGGTTTCATAAAAGGATGTGCTGGCATTTTATAAGTACCATACTCTTGGTGAACTGCATACTTAGTATTGTTCACTAGCATTAATTCATTTTGAGTAACAATATAATCATTATTACTTTTTAATAACCCTGTATCAACTGCAACATGGTCATCCATTTTTTCTTTGCAAAATTTTCCCACAGCTTCTAATGCTGTACGTTCATTGTCTTTAAGCTTAGACATGAATTTACCAGTCCTATTTACAATTCTAACAGCCATGCAATCACCTTCTTTCTATTAAGATAGTTAAACTACACCATAATATGCCATTACAGTACCACTTGCCACTGTAAGACTTGTATATTTTCCATGAATAATAGTACCTATGGGGAAAGTAATAGTTGTTATCCCTGTTATATTACCAACCAATGTTATCTGTGCTTCAGTTATAACTTCAATTCTATTAAATACATAACCTGTAGCTGGTGTTACTGCTCCTGTTCCAACTTCATATATTCCACCTAAATTGCCTTGTTCTATTTCTGAATTGTTACTTATGTTTTTTAAGGATTCAATGCTGATATTAGCCATATAATCACCTACCTTCTAAAATTCTTTCATATTCTATATTCATTGCATTACTATAATTTTTCAAAGAGAAAACACTTGCTCTATCTCTTATTTCATTTTTATTTATTAAACCATTCTTTTTATCATGTACAAATAAACTTATAATATCAACAATGTCTTGTGTTTGAGACATATCGCAAGTATAATCTGACAGTAAGTTCATTTTATTGTTTTGACTTATTACAGGAATACCACAACTTAAAGCTTCACCTATAGTTCTTGTTATAATACGATTTGGAGACATGACACAATCAACTGCATTATATAACTTCTCCATATCACCTATTCTGCCTGATACACTACCTAAGGCATTCAGTTTTTGTAACTTTCCTAGCAATAGGTTATGACAATTATCTAACTTGCCATCAGGCATATCTAAACCATAAAAATGTATTTTTAACTCAGGAAATTTCTTGACTGCTTCACATAATCCAACAGTCAATTCATATAATTCAATGTCTTCTCTTTCAGAATCACATATTAAAATATTAATCTCACCTGATTTTTGTAAAGTCATTTTATTACCATCATCTATAAATCTTTCTTCGTCTATGACAGGGTAATCAAGAATTATATCCTTACCATTTAAGACACCTTCCCAATGAGGTTGAAACTCTTTCCAGAAATATAACATTCCTTTTGTTCGTTTCCAATTACTCATTGTATTATATAAGCTATAAGACTGTCCTGTACCCATTCTTTCAGGTTTAAAACAAGCAAGAGGTCTCCCATGTACTACCCATATTAAATCTGCTTGATTTCTAACTAAATATCTATCTGGAAATCCTGTATGCATGATTATAAAATCTGCATCGTCCAATTCACTTGGATTAACCGTTGTCAACTCAAATCCTGCCCTGTTATCAATCCCACCAATCACTGGTTCTGAACGAACTCCTTTTGAAGTAACTCCTGCATCTATAAAAGTAACAGTATGTCCACCTAAAACGTCTGCTCTAACCATGTCACGTGCTGATTCATACAAGCCACACCTATTTGGAGCAAACGGTGCTACATGTGCAATATTCATTTTTTAACCTCTATTCTTAAATTAGATATGCGTGTATTCCTATCATAATACTAATAGTAGATTCTGTATTATCGTCATTCAAACATCTACACCATACTTTACTTCCAATGTTCATTCGTCCACCTTGAAAATCTACGCTTACAGTATTTGTCTTTTTAGTTTCAAAATTAATCATTGCCGTACTGTAAAATCCTGCCGCAACTGCGTCTGCCATATTTGCATAAGTATGGTTAGAACCATCCCAACCAGAATTCGCAAATTGTAACTTCCACAAAATTTCATTTTTGCTCGTAGTAACTACAAGTAATTTGTGCGGATGTATTTTCGTAGGCGTAAATGGATATGCGTAAACCTCAACACCACTAAACAACTCTTTTACATCGCCATACGTATTCGGTGTGCTATTGCTTACAAGAACCCACGGTGTTATGCTTCCTAAAAGTCCTGGACTGTCACCAGCTGTACTGCCTAACCATCTTGAACCTGTAGCACCGTGCAACTTTATTTCTTCTGTATCTGTTTTTATATCGTCTGATTGCTCAGATAAAGTTTTTAAATTATCGCTATCCGTCCCTCTTATATCCTGCTCTGAGTCCTCTATATATTCTTCTGTGTTATTGATTGCTGTCTTTGCCATTTTTATTCACCATCCTTAAAAAAAGAGGGCTTTTACACCCTCTGCATTATCTGACTTAAAGTCAGATTTATACTGCTATGTATCCACCGTCAACGTTTGAATGGAATACAATTATTGCTTTTAATGCAACTGCTGTTGCTCCTGTACCCTGTAAATCAACTGTTACTGTTCCTGTTGCTGGAATAACTGCTCCACCATTATAAGAAACCTGTTCATCAGCTGCATTGATAGAAGCTGTTACTGCTGTTGCAGCTGAAATAAATTCAATTGCTCCTGCTGCTCCACCCTCAATTGCTGCTGAAGTCAAATCTGCTGTTGTTACTCCATCTGCTGTAAGCATTATCTTTTCAATTGTACAAGCCTGAGTAGTAATAGTTCCTAATGTTACAGAACCAGCATTTGCAGCTCCTGTGATTGCTACAGTTAAAACCTGAGTTCTTCCTGCTTCTCTTTTTACTGCTGCTGTTGCTGTTGTAACACCAGTTACTATTGCTTCCATAGCATCAGTTACTACACCAACACTATCAGCACTAACTAAAATACCTGAATCTAATAATCCAAGACTTGTAGTTGCTACAATTGCTGTACTATCTAAAACACCAACAGAGTCAACTTTAGTTATGATAGTACTATCAAGTACCCCAACACTTGCTGTCAATGTTCCAACAGAAGCAGTTTTTACTCCAACTGAATCTACTAATGCGTCATTTGCAACTGCAACTGTACCAACTGAATTAACTTGAACTAATATTGCTGAATCAAGTAACCCAATGCTAGCAACTGTTGCTGTAGCAGTAGAACTATAAGTACTATCAAGAATTGCTTGTGAAGTAGTTTGAGCCCCAACACTATCAATTAATACGTCATTTGCTTCTACTGAAACACCAACACTATCAACTTGTGCTGGAACTCCATTCATTGTGCTTGCAACAGTATCAATTACTGTAGCAGAAGAATCAATTATAGTAGCAGTACTGTCTAAAACAACTGCTGTACTTGCTAATGATTCCGCTGAACTTTCCATAATAAGTGCTGTACTATCAACTGTTGATAGACCATCACCTATTGAATCTAACTTACCTTTCAATGTATAAGCCATTATTACACTTCCTTTTCCAATAATTTTATTATCATTCTCGTCATGTTATTTTGTCATTTAAAGTTCAATAAAACATACTTAAATATTAATACCCTGTGATGTCCTGATACGTTGACTTACAACCATTCAATATATACCCCTGTAACGTACTGATAGCTTGATTCTTATGTCTACGCTAGTTTATAGCGAAGCTGTGTAAAATATCAAGCACTTATAGGGTAGAGATATTTAACTTGTCTGTAAATGAGCGTATAGGAATTTGGTGCTTGATGCACCAATAGAATATTAATTAGAATGTAATTTTATAAAATATAGACATTTTAACCTGTGTTCTTCTGTCAATGCTCCAATTAAACGTCTCTCCCATTTTCTTTTAGGAGTTTCAGTTGTAATATTCTCGAACATCGCATTTTTTAATTTCTTTTTTAGTTCTTTTAATTTTATCATTATGTCACCTCAGTAAAAAAATGTTTGCATCTTACATGATATAAGCCATTAGCTCTTGCTTCTTCCATCTCAGGTAATGTCATGGTTAAACCTTCATAAGGCGTGCATAAAGGACATGCATTAGCATGTTGGGATATTAAAACTTTACTAGTAGCCTTTAATGTTTCCATTACACTCAATCTAACAAGTTCATTGTTAAAATGTGTGGTAGCCATATTAGAATATGTTTCAATATTCCACCTAGCACCATTCTTTGCAGTAAAACCATGTATGCCACGTTCAGCATAAGCATCTATAATTCTTTGCTTTGCAATGGGGTCTTCAGTTGCTTTCATTAAATTCATTGTCTTGTTATAATCATCTTTAGCAACCTTAGACATTCCATTCATAGAAGCCATATAATCTGCAATCATTTTTTTTGATTCAGGTGACTTACTGATACTCTCATAATGAGATTCAACTACTCTTAATAGTGAGTGATTAGTTAAATGTTTTCTAAACTGAAATGCTTTACCATTCTTCATATTCTTAATTGCCATATCTGAAACATTGGCATAATATTTAATAACGTTATCTAACATTTAACTTCACTCCCTTTTAATTATAATTAATCTATTACGCAGTTTTATGAATATATACTCCATCAAGTTTATTTTCTGGAATGAATAAATCATGATACAATCTATTTGCAAATACCCAACCATCAGCGTCTGTATTGTATTTAGGGTCAACTAACTTTGGTGCCATGTGTCTAATAACTGCAATTACATCAGTTAAAGGTACTATCATGAAATTCAAAGCGTCTCCTGTTGCTGTAAATCCTCCTGCTCCTGCTGCATTGAAAGTAAAAGAAGAATTAAATCTTGCTGAAGGTACTCTGATTAGAGGAATATCATCAAGCATAGTGATATTTCTGTTTAATTTAGTTACCATGTTGTCATGAGTAACTCTTGTTGAAAAGAACTCACCTGAATTCTTTAACAAGTTATAAACACCATTTGATACGAATAATACTCTGTTTTCTTGACCAACTTCAGCATCATCTAAAGTTTCAATACCTGTATCAATTGCTGCAACAACGTTATCAACTGTTAAATCAGCTGAAACATCTACTCCACATAAAGTGTACATTTTAGAAAATCTATATGCGTCTATTTCAGGTATAATATTAACCCTCATCATTTCACTCATAAGTCTTCCAACCTGTAATTTTGCCTCTTTAGCATCCATTGTATCAAGTAAGAATTTTCTACCTCTATCTTGACCAAATGTGTGTGTTTCCCAAGTGATATCAGCGTTTCCTGCTGCATATCCAGTATCCCTAGCATAAGTTCCTAATCCTTGGATTGATAACTTTTGTAACAAAATTTCTTGTGCATTTTCTTGATTAAATTTGTAACTAGATTCAGCTGCTTCTAAAATTGCAGTCTTTGCACCTAACTTGTAAACTTCGTCTAGTTTTTCTTTATACGCTTTTGCGTAAGCAATTGTGTTTGCCATTTAATATAACACTTCCTTTTCATATTTTGGTTCTTAAAGAACCAATTTTATTATAAATCTTTTAGTAATGCTCCCCAATCTTCATCATCACCAGAACCACTATCATTCTTATCTGTATCAGATTGTTTGGTTTTATTATTTGTTTCTACTACAGTAAATAAGTCACTATAATTAGTTTTTAATTTCTCAGTAGCTGTATCTAATCCCAGCAATTTATCATTGTCTATTGATAAAGAATCTAAATCAATTTCTCTCATTAACAGACTTGTATGCTTTGCCCCTGAATCTCTTAGATGCTGTTCAACTAAAAACTTTTTAGAAGTGTTTATGATTTCTTTATCTTTTGAGGCTAAGTCTTCTAAATACTTTGTACTCAATGCTTCATGTTTAGCTTTAAATTCTTCATTTCCTTCCAACAGTTTTTTAGTATCTACTAATTGTTTTTCATAAGAAGATACTTTATCTTCTGTTGCTTTTAATTTGCCACTAACCTCATTAAGTCTTGCCCTTGGAATATATGCACCATCAGTAACTAAATCAAAATCATCTGCTTTTAGTCCTGCTTCTAATATCTTGTTGTATAATTCCTCACCAATCTTAGCCTTAAATTTTTCACTCATATCTATTCCTCTTCCTATTTTAACGAGTTTTGTTCTCGAAAATTAAAACACTTTTTTACATGGTGCTGTACCATGAATTTTATAAATATTTTTAAAAACATTTATATTGTACTTCAAGTACAATTATGCTTGCTTGTTATTTAAATCTTCTGTGTTCATATTGTTTAAATCATTTTCTTGTTTCTTCATTATCTCTTGTGTTGCTTCTATTTTCACTTCTTCTTCTGCTTTTAGTCTTTCCATTTCGTTTTCAGTAGAAGAAACCCATGGATGATTTTCAAGCACTGTTTCATAAGATACTAGATTCAT